AGCCGCATGGCGATCTCTCTGGAGCGATTGTACATGGCCTCCAGTCCTGACCCTGTCTCTTTCCTAATGGCGTCTACCAGCCGCTCTTCGTACTGTCTGAGCAGCTTCTCAGCCTCTGGGGTAAATGGAACCTCAAACGGATTGCTTGGCATGTCGTGGATGTTGCCTGCGTCCAGATCGCCATCGTGGGCGTGGGCGTGTTCTTTTGCCCACTTTGACAGGCGGTCTGATATCGACGCCACGCTGTTGCGCTGGGATAGCTGCACTCCGATTTCCGATTTTACGATCAGGAACCTGTTCAGTAGGCCGCTTGCCACATCGCCCCCTCCGATTGCCTTCATAAATTCGCTGGGGGTGGACATGCCCACTAGGGTCAGGCTTGGCCTCTTTACCACCTTCTCCAGCTTTTCGGCCTCAGACGCCTTCAGTGTCATAGTTGAATAGCCCTGCGGCCTCAGTGTGCCGTCCTGCCGACCAAAGCATTCCATAATGGCAGTCAGAGCATCGGCCTTGTGCTGCATACCAGATGCACTTGCGGCCTTTAGCTGACGGCCAAGCTCATCAACCACCGCGACATGGACTGGCTTGTTGATGAGTGTAGACATGACCCCTGCACCAGAGGTGTAACCTGCGGGGCCAATTAGGTCTGTCAGGCCAGCCTGATCCAACATTGTTTCCAAAACAGTTTTGGTGTGTTCCTTACCTGATCCTGTCTCACCAATATTTAGCAGATACAGGGATGAAAAATTACGCCTGTCTGTTACCCAGCGCCTGCCCATCACCACTGATCCAAACGCTATCGCGCACTGAACTGCAAACTGGGGCTGCGGCTTGATGGCTGAGATCGAATAGCCATTGACCACATCTTGCAGAACACCGGGTATTGCCAGCAGATGATCTGGTATGTGATCCAGTGGCCCTGCGTCTGGCTTGGAAACAACTCTGGGTTTATTCTGCATTTTTTCCATGAGTTTTTTACCAGCGGCAAAAATCTCTGCCTCATCAGCGTCTGGCTCTTGCTTGATGTGCAGAAACGCAGCGGCCTCGCGCACGGCCTTTGTGACGTTGCCTTGAAAATCGTACTGGCACCAAAGCTCAAAACAATCGAAGCTATGCTCTGATGAAAAGGGATCGGATGCGTGGTGACTGAAGGCTCGGCCATCCTCAAATACCTTGACGCCTGCCAGTTTGGATGTGGAGTTGGGTGATAGGAAGCGATCCTTTGCCGTCTGCTTGTAGCCGTATTGAACTAATAAACTGTGCATATCGTGGGCCTGATTAAAGGCGTCGATCACGCTGGTGCCGTCATTGTTCTTGGGCCGTGGCTTTCTGGGTGGCTGATATTCTGGCTCACGCCGCCACGGGCATATGGATTGCATCTGTGGCCGAAACTTATCCCACTCTCTCCAGATTGTGAGAAGCTGCGGCGGCAACTCTGGCAGGCCATCCCAGATTGAACGACCTGCCCACTCGTATGGACGGCCCGTATCTGGGTGAATTGACGGCGGCAGGACATCCTGCACGGCCCCAGCGCGAAGCTCAAAGACCACCTCTGTCTTGCGGGGGTCACCCTCGACAGGCCACGATATTTTGTGGGTAATCAGATCGGGCGGTGCTTTGAAGATCAGCTTGCCACGATTTTCGCGCCCAATAATTTGCGGTGCCGACTGCATAAGCTCTGAGAAGTCGATCCCAAGCTCTTCAAAGATCATCTTGGTGTGTTCCACATGATCGATGTCTACTGCACAGGTTCCGCTGGCCCCATGCAACAGCCCCACATTATGGGTGGGGTTCTGTTCGTAATACAGACGCGCCTTCTCTGGATCGCTCAATGCCTGCTCTGGTTTCTGCCAGCCAAAACGAGTTGGGCCTTTTGTGCCAGCGGGTATCGTAACCAGATACCAGCCTAGCTTCTCGCAATACTCTTCCACGTTAGTCATTTTTTTTGACCCTCTATTTATATACGGTGAGATATTCTGACAGCTTTCTCCATGTGTTCAGACTGATTCGTTCATTGCCTGTCGCCACGGCCTTCACCGTGGGGTGCGACAGCCCAGATTTCTCTGCGACAACGGTTAGCCGTCGATCTTGCAGTGCGTCTCTTATTGTCTCCAGAGGTATCATATTTTCCATTGTGGTCTCCAATTTTGCATTATTTCAAAAAAGAGCTTTACACCATAAAATAAATTTCGTAAAGATCGGCGTGTAGAAAAAGTGAATGAATGAATGAAAACGAAAACGGAGAACGAAATGGACAATATCAATGTCGATATTCTTGCCGCCGATTGGCTGGATATCAAAGCTCAAGAAAAGTCGCTGACCGCAAAGCGCCACGCGATTGAAGAGCAGCTTAACGCTGCACTAGAAGCCAAAGATGAAGGCTCCATATCCCACAAAACTGAAGGCCACAAGATTACGCTGACACAGCCCGTGTCTCGTAAAGTTGACGCCATCGTTTGGGATAAACTCAGCCGTAAAATTCCAACTAACCTACACCCAGTCAAACACACAATCAGCGCGGATGCCGCTGGCTGTCGTTACTTGCTGGCTAATGAGCCAAAGCTGTGGGCCAAAATCGCGCCTGCCTTTGAAACCAAAGCTGGCAAAATCGGCGTCAAGATTGAGGTGCTTTGATGCGCCTGACTGATGTCGAGCTTGAGATGCTGATTGCTGCTTTGGCCTCCGTCACTGTGATGGACGGCCAAAGCAAAAGCCCAAACCAGATCAGGTTAGAGCGTAAATTAAATTGGTGGCGCGACCACCCAGACTTGGAGTTTGCAGAATGAGAAGCATGGATGAAATTTTGGACGAGGTATTTGCCCTCGTATTTAAGGGAGATTGGTGATGGGTTTTAAGATCGAAAAGGGGGTGCCAATGACGGCACCCTCGCGGGACAGATCGGGCAAGTGGAAAGACTTGCTGGGTAAAATGGACGTTGGCGATAGCGTTGTGGTTGATGAGCAGTCGCAGGCCACATCCATCCGCAACACAGCCAAGCGCATGGGGCTGCTGGTGCGTTGTCAGCAGCAGGACGATGGCAGCTTTCGGGCATGGAGGATTGAGTAATGGCTTGTTTAATTGAATTAACATTGATGGGCCAACATGATGGAGAAGATCACGGATCAGTGATCGTAAACATGGATCGTGTTGAACACTTTAGGTCTGTCAAAGAATCAGAGATTTGGATGACTGGATTATTTTTTAAGGGGTATGAGCTGTACGTCAAAGAAAATTATAAGTTAATTATGGAAGAGGTTAACAATTATGGCAATTGATCTAAAAACACTGAGCAAGCCAAGCGGCCAGCGACCTATTATCTGTACTCTGTTTGGCGAAGGTGGAATGGGAAAAACTACGCTTGCAGCTATGTTTCCCAACCCTGTTTTCATCCGCACAGAGGACGGCACAGCCAGTCTTGCAGGCAATGACAACGTCAGCCTGTTTCCACTGGCAACATCTACACAGGACGTGCTGGACGCGATTGAGGCGCTTGCAACTCAGAAGCATGACCACAAAACCTTGGTGATTGATTCGATCACCCAGCTTGGCACGATGGTTGAGGCAGAGATTGTCCAAGCTGACCCCAAGGCCAAGTCGATTAATCAGGCTGGCGGCGGTTACGGCGCTGGCTACAGCACGGCGGCTGAGAAGCATCGCCAAATCAGGGACTGGGCGGGATCACTCGCTTATGAAAAAGGTCTCAACATAGTCTTCATCGGCCACGCCGATACTGAGATGCTTGATTTGCCAGATATGGACGCCTTTGCACGGTATACAGTCCGTATGCACAGAAAGTCACTGCCCCACTACACTGACAACGTCGATCTGGTCGGCTTGATCAGGCTGAAGACTTTAATTCGTGGCGGTGACGGCGATAAGAAACGTGCGATTTCGACGGGGGAACGAGAGATCATCTGCCACCCACAGGCGTCGAGCGTAACGAAAAATCGGTTTAACGTGTCTGAGCCTTTGGCCTTCACGTTTGACCGCAACCCATTTGCAGATTTTGTAGCAGAGTGAAAGGAAAACTCACATGGAACTAAATGGTTTTAACGCAGCGGCTATTGAACCAGCCGCGACCTATGAGCCGCTCCCATCGGGAAACTATTCGGCAGTGATTGTCGAGAGCGAGGAGAAGCCAACCAAGGCGATGACTGGCTCGTATCTTCAGCTTGGTCTGGAGATTGTTGAGGGCCAGTACGCTGGCCGCAAATTGATAGACCGGTTGAATTTAAACAACCCCAATCAAATTGCAGTGGACATAGCACAGCGCACTCTGTCGGCCATCTGCCACGCCACGGGCGTTATGACGCCCAAGGACAGCAGCGAGTTGCACGACAAGCCTTTGGTGGTGAAGGTGGCAGTCAAGGCCGCAGACGGCCAGTACAGCGCCTCTAATGAGATCAAGGGCTACTCAGGTGCCAAAACCAATGGCGCTGCCACAGCGGCCCCTGCGGAGGCTTCAGCGGCATCGTCAACGCCGCCTTGGAAGCGATAATCTGTTTTACGATGGGGCGGCTTTTGCTGCCCCATTTTACAAATAGAGAGGAGCCAAGATGAACCTTGAAAAATACAATCCATCGCCCACAGTGCAGAAAATTTACGAACACTACGAGGCCAGCCGCGATAACGGCCACAGGGCGCATCTGGGCGGCTCACAGATAGGCAACCCGTGCAGTCGGGCATTGTGGTATCAGTTTCGCCACGCAAGCTCACAGAGCTTTGAGGGGCGTATGCTGCGCCTGTTTGAAACGGGTGACCGCGAGGAGGAGCGGATCGTGGCAAACTTGAGAGCGATTGGCGTTGAGGTGTGGGAGGTCGATCCAGAGACTGGCAAGCAGATTAATTACACGGCCTGTGGGGGTCACTTTGCTCTGTCGTTAGACGGCATAGGCATTGGCTTCCCAGAAAGCAAAGAGCCACATACTTTGGAATTTAAAACGATGAACGACAAGTCGTTTGCACAAACCAAGATGAAGGGCGTCAGGATCAGCAAGCCGATCTACTGGGCGCAGTGCCAAGTCGGTATGCACTTGGCTGACATTGATCGTTGCTATTTTTTTGCTGTGAATAAAAATAACGATGAGATTTACGCAGAGCGGATCAAGCGAGATCGGGCCGAGGGTGAGATGCTAATCAGCAAAGCCAGCAATATTATCTTTGACGAAAAGCCACCCAGCAAAATCAGCCATGACCCGTCAAAGTTTGCCTGTAGATTTTGCAATTATATTCCGATTTGCCATGGTGGTGAACTGCCAGAAGTTAATGATCGGACAGACGCGCACAGCACCCCAGAGCAAGACGGCACTTGGAGCCGCAAGGAGGGCGCGGGGGGCCACCTGTTTAATCCGTTTATGGTTCCTGACGATTGGGAGATCATAGACGCTGGCGATGATTTTGTTGAGTATCAGACGCCGAAGGGCGTTGTCCGCAATCAGGACAACAGCGAGGAATTGAGGGAAAGGTTTTCGTGATGGAAAACTGGTGGAAAGATCAAGCTGGAGAAAAACAATGAGCGAGGATGAATTTTTTAAAATGTTAAACAAAAGCCGTTTGGGGAGAAAGTGGTTAAGATGGCACAATTTAAACCCTGAGTTTTACAGGTTGTTTGAACGATACACGCTTCAAGCCATTTACAGGGGGCATTTAAAACTA